ATATTGTAGGCAACCATGGACTTATATCAGGCGTCTAGGGACTAGGAACCAGGGTCGACAAAAACGTGGGGCAAGTATTGAAACAAATTTCTCTGTTGATAGACTCGATACAACATACACTTATCAAGAAGATAATATTGTCTTCTGTTGTGCGGGCTGCAATTTGAGAAAAAACCAAGTTAGGATCGAAGACATGGTAAATATAATGAATGTGTGGATGGAAAGGAATGCAATTAAATGACATATATATTGAAGTTTATCTATCATTGGTCAACAATGTTGACTAGTTGGTCATGGCAAAAGTTATACGGTGATAGAAAAAATGGTTACGGCTACAGAAAGAAGAATAAAAATGACTAAAGAATATGATCAATGGGGTTATGAAGTTAATAAAAAACCTAACATAGGTAAATTGTTAAGTAAAGTTGTGCATGATTGGGAAAAAGAAAGAAATAGTTTTGATAAAAAGTTTTGGAAAAAAGCAACATCAGGACAGGCAGGTATGTTTCTTATAAAATTAAACATAACTCAAATAAGAGAGCTTAATAAAGGTGTTAAGAAAAAATATTGGTCTAAACTATATAAGGAGATTGAAAACCAATACACTGAAGATTGTATTAAATTAGAAGAGGCTGAAAAAATTGAGAAACATAACGCAATGAAAAGAAAGGGGTTTTTTCAATATGGGTAAAAAAGAAAAATATGATGGTAGGTCTAGACCAGCAAATAAAGCTTACGATCAAGGTTGGAATAGAATCTTTAAAGCTGGTGTAGTAAACGATAAGGTAAAAGTAAAAGACTTAACAGAAATCTTAAAAGATGTAGAAAAAGATTATGATGCAGCTAAAGATTTAAAAAAAATAGAGGATAGAAATGGTTTCTAATGTAGACACAGTATTAATTTATGCAAAAACTGAATTACCTGCTGCTGATTGTAAGGTTAAATTTACGAATAAACATGGTAAAAAATATGAGGTAGAGTTAACAAGACTCATACAAGTTTTTAATAACAACATTTGGGAAAATAAAAAAAGTGTCTGATAAAATAGAAAAATTTGATAAACTACAACAAGAACAACGTGATTTAGAGGAGAGTTATCAACAATCTAAACGTAATAAAAAAGAGAGAGAAACTATAAAAGAAAACCAAGAGTACTTAAAAGAAATACAAAAAAAACTATAATGAAAGGAAATATAAATGTTAGAAGTTAAAGTATATTCCAATGGAATAAGAGTCAGAGTGATAGAGCTAAAAAATATTCGTTATTTTTTTAGAGGTATAAGTGTTTTAGCAGATGAATGGAAAATAAAACCTTTCACTAAAATACAGGAAATAAAAAACCCCGATTTAATCCAAGCCGCTTATGGTATTTTAACAGGTCTTATTTATAAATACATGTGTGTTAAGGGGGGTTGGGAAGTTAATGAAAAGAGATTTAAAAATCAAATGTTATTGAAAAATAAATCTGCTTTTATATTTGATATGCAGGGTGAGTTTCAGGAAATAGAAGAAAAACATTTCAATGAAGCAATGAAACTTTTAAAAGATTATGACTTAATTAAAACAGGTAGTCATGGTTCTTACATTAAAATAAATAACACTCATTTAGATTACTGCTGCAAACTAGGTAATTATCTTTTTAATACAAAATACGCTAAAAAAAGTATAAAATATAATACTCACTATTTTGGGGACCATAGCTCGCTAGAACACGAACGAGCTTACAATGAAAGAAAACGAGAGGTTTCGGTTTTAAATTAATATGAATTGGAATAAATTATATCATTACCCGCCTTGTACACGTAGTACAACGGATGGCCTTAGGACCTATGAGGTAGGTAAAGAAAAACTACCAAGTGTTACAACTATCTTAAAAGCTACAGAATCTGACGAAAAAAAGGCAGCACTCGAAAAATGGAAAAAACGTGTCGGCGATATAGAGGCGGAGAGAATTAGAGACACGTCTGCTGCACGAGGAACCAACATGCATTTACATTTAGAAAAGCATGTACTAGGTGAAGGACATTTAGATCTAACTCCTGGTGGACATGTAGCTAAGACTATGGCCGATGTCATTATTGAAAAAGGATTAAAAGATATGTCTGAGATATGGGGCAGCGAAGTTACGTTATACTACCCCGGCAAGTACGCAGGACAAACAGATTTGGTTGGTGTTTACGACTATGAAGATAGTATTATAGATTTTAAACAGTCTAATAAACCCAAACAAAAACAATGGATTGGAGACTATTTTATGCAGTTAGGCGCTTACGCGATGGCTCATAATCAGGTTTACAATACCGACATAACTCAGGGTGTAGTTCTGGTATGCACTCCCAATTATCATTTTCAGAAGTTTACTGTAAGTGGTAAGGAGTTTATTAAATATCAAAACCAGTTTTTAGAAAAGGTGGACAAATACTATGAACAGAGAAATAATTGAAGCAGTAAGTAAAAGACAATTTAAAGAGATGATGGAAGCTGAGAAAGAGTTGAAAAAATACTTGAATGCAGACACAGGCGGCAGGCCTCAAGAAGCTCAAAAAGGCATATTTATACGGATTGAGGGGATTTTAACCAACATGGTGAGGTGCCAAGATCGTATTATGCTGTTGCAGCAGCTGACAGAGGAAAGTGAAAAACCAAAAAGTGAGTAAAACCGCGGTTGATCACCTCCCTATAGTAATCTGAGAATAGTTAAATCACTAATTCGGTGTTTTAAAAGAGAGGTGATCTGGTGATGAGGTGATCAGCCTTTAATACCAACGGTTTTAGAGAGCATAGGGGCCGTGAAGAACTTTTTGATTCAAAAAACAGAAAAAAAACTATAGAAATGCTATAGGGGTTGGGATATGATAGGTAGAAATAAGAACTGGACCGGTCCTTCTGACTGGATTAAAGAGTTCAACAGAAAACACAACCCGGGTTTCTACTATGGCAAAAATAAAAAAACGAACCAAAAGAATTATAAAAAACAAGAAGGTAATACCGTTAAATACAAAATCTTTAGGCAATCGGATTGGTGATTACCCATTTGTAGAAATAGAATGGCAAGATATTGAAGGTGATGGAGGCTGGAGTAATTTAAAAGAATTGAATAATTCTAAGTTACCTATCTGTGTATCTAAGGGGTACTTATTAAGTCAACACAAGGGTGTCACAAGAATATTTAGTGACTACATTAAATCAAAAGATCAACCAACGTTTGATGATATTGGAAGTACTACTATTATTCCTACGTCAGTGATTGTTTCAATTAAAAAGTTATTAAACTAAAGGTAATTTAGGTTTTATATCTTCAGGTTTATCTTCTGTTTCATCAGCTGGTGATTCTAATAACACCGCGTTATCTTCTTTAATGGTTTTAATTCTATTATCTAGTTCTTCTTCAGTTAGGTCATCTAGTTTACCTGTCCGTACTATTTTTTGATCGAAGTAATAACCACCTACTTGGCCTCTTGCTTTCTCTGCTACTGTTGCTGCTGAGTATGATCTATCTTTCAATGCCTGATCTCTGATTCTACCTAGTTCAGTCAAATGTCCTCCATATGATACACCATATTTCTTATTACGCTCATCTCTTAGAATTCCAATATATTTTGTTACCATTGGGTATAATTTTGGGTTCTGTAGTTCTGATGCTGTAATTCGAGCTCTATCCTTCTCATAACCAGCTTCTTCAGCTGCTTCATAAGCATATTTTCTACCCTCAAAAAATATCAATGCTTCTGCAAATTTTGTCTGCATTGGCGTAAGTTTTGGTAGAGGCCCTCTTTTTTTCTTTTTTACTTCCATAGTTGACAATATAATTAGATTATCTTATAAAGTCAATTGATGAAAGATGAAGATAAAACATACGAAAATGAAAGGAATCACGTGAGCCAAACAATAAAAACAGTATTGAGTCCTCTGACTCATGCAAGAAATGTAGCTAGTGCAGCTGTATTTAATCAAAAAGGACCTAACGATCTTGAAGAACAGATTGCTATGTTAACGAAACAAAAAGAATATATGCAAAAGAAATGTAGAGAAGCAGGAGCTGCTATTTTAGATCTTGAGCACCAAGTCAACGAGTTAAAAAGAGACAACTCATTACTTGCTATGGATGTTGCTACTCTTACAAATAGATTAAGAGATGCAGGATTTTAATGTTTAAAGGAAGAGACCTTATGCCTTTGTTAGATAAATTCTTGGGGCCTAAACAAAAAACTAGTGTGACCCAAGATGCTAGAGTTCAAGTCAGAACTCCAGACGGAAGACATTTTGATATTGTTGGTGTGAATTTAGTTGAAAATAAAATTTTAGGTGCTAAAGAATCACATCGTTTAGTAATTGATACACATGAAGAAGTTGCCAAAATGGGCAAACCAAAACTCATCCTGTAAGATTTTGTTACGGCGGTTATTTAGTGAATCCTGAAACAAAACTATGGCATGAAGTTAAAAAACATTTACGAAAAATTAGCTGGACTCGGATTGAAAACTCTAGCGTATTGGGTACTCCTGATCTATTGGGGTATAATAGTAACGGCGTCTTTTTCACTGTTGAATTAAAAGTTACTCCCGTAACATCGCGTAACAAAATTCGTTTCAGTGCTCATCAATTATCGTTCCACGTGAAACATCCTAAGCGTAGTTTCATTTTGGTTTATAAGCAAAACCCCCTCTCTCAGGGGACTTACCATTTGTTTCCAGGTTCTGCAATCTTGCAGCTTGAGGCTTGCGGCCTGAAAGTTGACGCTTGCTGCTTGGGGCTTGAGGCCTGCCAGGAATTTTTAAATAACTTACAGTAGCTTGAGGCCTAGTAGCTTGTTGCCTGAATATAGGCGCTTGAGACCTGCGACTAGCTTGTGGCTTGAGGCCTTTATTGTGTTTAACAAGCCAGCCCGCTCCATTTTTAAAAAACCACATTATTTTTTATATCTTGGGCTATCTAGATTCATAATGTCCGCAAGTTCCTCGAGGTCATCACCGCTGTCGCTAAAATCGCTCAGCTCGTGGCCTAAGGCCGCCGCCTGCTTGGCGCCTGCTTTTGCTTCCTCGGTCCAGCCCTCGGGCGGTGTATTGTTTTTATTTATTTTTTTTACTAGCTTTCTTAATGTTGTTTTTGTCATTGTTTCCTTATTGTTAGTGTTTGCCGTAACTTACGTTGCTTGTGTCTCGATTCCAACAAGCGCGGCAATCGCCGCAATTGTTGCCCTGTGTCGGAGCAGGACAGCTCGCGCCGCCCTTGCTCGTAACAGTTGACGTCCACGGCCAAAATTTTACGGCCGCTTGGTCAATCATATGCGAGGACATACGAATTATTAAATTTTTTGGAACTTCCTCAGGTTTAATTTGTTTTAAGAATTGGGCCTCACGTGTGGGCATCCAGTGTTGAATTTGAGGGGTTAACCTGCACACTTCAAAAATTTTATTTAAATGGTCCATTGATTGGATGTCTCCGGCGTCATGCCACCTAAAAAACTTTTGCCGTTTTATTTGTGTGATCATAGCTTCAACCCAAAGCGGATTTGTTAAGCTTTTTAATCTTACATACTGGGCCGCTTTAATTGCTGAGTATCGAACGTAGTTACCCTTTAAGGCGTAACAGCTGGCGCAAACTGAATTCTTAATCTTACGTAATTTTGAACCCGTTTTACACTCCCAGGCTGGCAGGCTGTAAGATAGGCCCGGCATTTTGCTTGTACGTGTTAAAGAACCCGTAATTTTTTTTGCTTCTTTTATTAACATATTTCCTCGCTTTCTAAATGTATCCTATATTATCTTATAACTATTGTCAAGGCCCAAAATTTATAAGGCGGCCCGCAAGGGGCGGCAATTTTTAATAGAGGGCCCCATCCGGGCGGGGATATGCTATTCAGCACCCGCTCAAATTCTTAAATTTTGTTAGGCCGTTAATCCTACGGACACTAAACAAGCCATGAACAAAGCCGCAAACGAAACCGAAATATATCTCGTAATTTTGGCGTCATGCTCCACAGTTGCGAGCTTACTTCTAATTATTGTAAGCTCATCAATTTGACTTGAGATCATTTTATTTTGAAGTTTATTATGATCAATTAATTTATCTATTGTTAATCCATAATCAGCTGGCATTGTTATCCCTCCATTTTTGATCTTGTCTTATTCTATTATTTTGGTAGTCTATTGCTTCATTAGTTCCAGTAATAGCGAAATAAGCCATCAGGCCACAAATCCCTATTCCTAGAGCATACAATACAGTTGCTGTTATCATTATATCCCCTTATATTTAAAGTTAACGTAGTTCCTAAAGTTTGTATTTTTGAAGTAGTCGCGCCCGTCCTTCGAATACATATACATGAATTCTCGAGGCTGGAAGCTGGCATCTTTTTTAGCGTTATCAAATGCCGCGTTACTATCTCGCTGATACATTCCATTAATTGTTTTTTGTGTCATACCAAAGTTATATAGGATTATCTTATATACTCAAGATATTTATTTACATTAAAGTGAAATAAACTTCTTGACATATCTTATATTATCCTATATACTTGGACGGTGGCTGGGGATGGTGGTTATATATACAAGAATCAAGGTGCGACACTAATGCACTTGACATATGTAGGATTATCTTATATACTATAGGGTATGGAGGGCGGGTATATATACAGGTATCATGCAACCTCAGGACGTATGCAGTATCTGCGTACACTCTATATAGTGTGTCAAGTATTATATACACATAGTGTTAGTTAGAATCATTCTAAAGTAGCAATGTAATTGTATACACGTACAGGTTGTATTCACGTTTAAAAATTTTTCTTTTTCTTTTTTTTTTAGATCTGTACTACATGTAGTGGTTGCAAAAATACTACACACATGTGACATATATGTCACGGCGCTGTGCACACACGCACAGGTTGTATTGGCGCTTAAAAATTTTTCGCTGCGCTCGCGTGCACAAATTTAATAGAGGTACCAGACCAGATCCGAAAAAAGTTATGCACAATAAAAAGCATTATACCCTATGTTAAAAGGGGTCCCACTGCTTTCGCATTTATACATTGATTTAGACGTACGTACCCTGTAGAAACGTTTTCACCCCCATAAGGTTAATTTATGCATGATATAAAAAATATTTTAAAAAATTTAAACATTGAGAACCTCGATCCTGAAACTCGAAAAGAATTAAAAAAACTCGTTGTTAAAAAGGATGAAAAACAAAAACATAGAAAAATCCAAGATGACTTTATGTCTTTTGTCAAACATATGTGGCCCGACTTCATAGAGGGGGAGCATCATAAAGTTATTGCCGAAAAATTTAATAATTTAAAATCTGGAAAGTCTAAGAGGCTTATTGTCAATATGCCACCCAGACATACAAAATCTGAATTTGCATCATTCCTACTCCCTGCATGGATGATTGGTAACAGACCAAAATTAAAAATAATTCAAGCAACTCACACAGCCGAACTTGCTGTACGTTTTGGTCGTAAGGCAAAACATTTAATGGACAGTGAAGAATACAAAGAAGTATTTCCAACTAGACTCCAAGAAGATAGTAAAGCTGCAGGACGTTGGCAGACGGCACAAGGTGGAGAATATTTTGCAGTTGGTGTTGAAGGTGCGGTTACAGGTCGTGGTGCAGATTTATTAATTATTGATGATCCACACTCAGAGCAAGATGCCATGAATGCAAAATCTTTAGAGCGTGCTTACGAGTGGTATACATCAGGACCCAGACAAAGACTTCAGCCCGGCGGAGTAATTGTACTCGTTATGACAAGATGGAATACAAAAGATTTAACAGGTAGATTACAAGCAGCACAAGCTGCAGACCCTAAAGCAGACCAATGGGAACTTGTAGAATTTCCTGCAATCCTTCCAAGCAATAAACCCGTGTGGCCTGAGTACTGGGAACTAGAACAATTATTAAATGTAAAAGCATCCGTTGCACTTCCAAAAT